CCAGTGCCGTTTGGCAATGTAGCAAATTGAGCAAAACGCAATTCATATGTAACTGCTATGTCGGTAACACCAACTGTTGCACCAAGTACGTTTGTAGGTGCTGCGCCGGCTACTGTAACCTTAGCTTGTGCGCCTGTAATCGCTTGACCAGCGGCAAGAATAATACCGTCTGTTAGTGGTGCGAACCAACCTTCTGCATTGCCTAGCATTACGTCGTAGACAAGACCGGTGGTCGAAGGACTAATACCAAGAACTGTTGACTTTGTCTCAAGTGTCTTTAGTGCCTGAACCATTACGCTTTCAACAACTGCAAAGCTAGAATCAGCTACGGTACCTGCACCAGCTGGTGTTGCTGTACCAAGAACTACTAGATCACCAGCAACAAGAGCCCTGATGTCCTTGCTGAATGTTAGCTTAACGAATGCAACCTTTCTTTCAACCCATACGCCTGGATATGCGGCGCCATTCACTTTTTGTGTCATAATAAAAACTCCTTAAATTTGTGATGGGATGATCCCATTCATAAACTTATTTATCATCTTGGAGAAAATATTCACTAATTTCAGGAGGATATCTAAACAATTTTCCCTGTGGCCAGTCATAAAAGTTGTTGGCAGCTCGTTTCCAGACACGTTCTTGATCTGTCATACCATAATTACGCTTTACTGCTTCCATTAAAGATTCCATGCTATACATATCTTTAATATTTCCATTTTCGGGAAATAGTATATCTGCAATATCTGCAGGATCTGTATAAGGTAATGTCAGTGTCTCATCTTTTTGTTTTCTTGTCCATACACCATCTCTGTCCCTGACGCTCCTGCGCTGAACACGAATCAGACCATTAGGTCCCCATTTCCATCTAATACTATTTATCGGTCTATTGTAACCATCTACTTTACCTGGCTCTAAATCCTCAAGTTGTGTCGAAGAACAGATCGCAGCAATCATAAGATTTCTGTGTGCGCCTTTGTATGCAGACTCTCCATCAACGTAATGGTAAAATTTTTCCCATTCGGAATTACCGAAGTTAAAATCAATTTGTACAAAGCCCGTGCGAGGTAGTGCATCCTTGTTATTAGGATTATATCCAACAATGGGATACCTCAGATGTAACATGTTGCCGTGACGGGATAAATTTTCCTTACCGAATGTTTCCTCTAAATTTTGCCTGAACGCAGAAATACCATAACTCCACCATGCATCATCTACAACAAGATCAATGTCACCGGAATATTCACGCTTTCCTGTTGATCCTAGTATGTAATCGTTAAAATCAAAGGGCATTTCCAAGTCATCGGACAACTTGGTTAGCGTAGGGCTGATTTCAGTACAATGAATTGTTCCGCAACCGGAAACGGCTGTGCCGCCCAAGTCAGCGGGCGTGCTGATGTAATTTAGCTTCATTATCGATTATTTAATGTTACTATCTCGTCAAGTCTTGTGTCAAGTTCGCCTAATTGTTTTCCTACCAACACCCTGAGTAAATCTTCTTTGGATCGTGATTGTAACGAAGCTTCTTGAAGATCATGCATTCTCTCAAAAGTTTGTGCAAACGTCTGGAGTGTCCTCTGCTTAATCGCATTCTCGAATACTCTGTGTCTATCTCCGTTGGCGGTCTTGGTTGTTTCTTTCTCATATTTATTTAATTCCTCTATGAGAACTTCTTCTCTTTGTTCAAGTAAATGCAACCAATAATTACGGACATTCGTAAAATCAACATTGGCCGAAATATTAGCTATACGTTCTTCATTGATAGTGCCAGCTTTTCGGAGATAGCCCTTGGCTTGTATTGTTCCAAGTGTAGGATGTCCTAATGCTGTTGCCATTGAAATATATGTGCTTGCTAAGAAACTATGATCGCCATCAATGCCTTTAGCACTTTCGGATATCTTATTTCTATATGCCCAGGCTGATTCACGAACTGTACCAAAAATATCCTTATCAACAAGTTTCACCATCCTACCTGTCTTAATGTCCCTTAATACCACACCCTCAATCCAGCCACCTTCTTTAATTGATGGTCCGAATGCGCTTGATGAGTTTCTTACAAAACTATTAAGTAATGTTTCCTTAAGTGGAAGAATATGATCTTCATACAATGAAACACGAATATTTTCTCTACGCTCCTTAATATATTCCTTTACATATTTCCAAGTACCGGGCGCAACCCAATCAGGTACTTTGTTGAGTGGAGTTTCAAGAATAATGCCTAGTGGTTGCAGAGTAAAGGAATCAATAGATGATAGATATATATTCATCTTGGTAATACAACGATTAAGAAGTTGAATGTTGTATGTCTTTTCAATAATGGGCACACGGGCAAATTTCCACGTATTTTCTTCTTCACGGAGTGTAATACTTTTTCCATCGTCAGTAAAAGGCGACACAAGGGAAACGGAAACCGCCCGACCATCAAGCTTTTGCTTCAAACGATCAATATTCACGGCTCCCTCGGTAGTGCGTAGGAAGATTAGATAGTTTGTATCTGCAGAATACGGTACAACATTTGGCAGTTCTCCGTATAAAACTTCCGCCTCAACTTGATCACCGGGTCGTAGACCGGCACCTCTTAAGACAGGCAACATCTGTTCCAATAATTTGTGTGTAGAACGCATGTATGTTGAAGAGAATGTTATGCCATAATCCGCTTCATTATAAATTCTTATTCCACCCTTAGTCTCACGACTTGTGTAGAATCCATTTTCGTCAATACCAAATAATATTTGGGCACCATCTACCTTTTCAGTTATCTGAAAATTGGTAAGATTAGTAAGAATTTCTATAATCTCACCAGCAGATATATCCTCAATATGAGATATTCCACGAGATACTTCTGTTAGTCTCATTTTCTTTGACGGCCAAGTTGTGTTTGTTCCTCTTGCTTAATAAGATGTATTCTAGCAGTACGTTCTTCTTGTATCATAGATGTAAATATTTGTCTAACATCTTCATTTGTTGCCTTTTGACCAAACCAGCCTTTCTTCTGTTCTTTCTCTAACCCCAATTCATTGGCAAATTCGTGTTCTAAGAAGGATCTTAAACCTTTAGCCAATCCATGCTTCTTAGCTATGTCAGCAACTTTTTGTATCTGTTCACTTGCAACAGGAGCGTCTTGTACATCATCATATTCATCATTATTATCAGTCTTGAATACTTGAGCAAATACCTTATTAATCTCTTTTTCATCATACCCGAAGTTCAATAGTATACGCTTAATATCGTTTGTGTCATCCGAATATCCATCGGATCCATCGGGTTCAAGCCCCTTTGCCCAGACCTGTCTTAAGTCTTCAACATCAATTTTCTCTTTCTGATGACCCTTAAACATTCTCCCAAGCAATCCCGTTGGCTTGCTTCGCAAATATGCAGCATCCTTAAATACTTCTTCGGCATCGGATCTATTAATGATTGCCTCAGAAAGATTAGGCTCTGCCAATGCTCTCCAAAGGGCCTTTCGTTGTGCAGGGGTCATAACTTCTCTAACCATCTGCTTCAATTTTCGCATGTATTCTTGCTTCTGACCGGTAACTTCTTCTGGAGAAGGTTCTTCTGGAGAAGGTTCTTCTGGTTCAGCCTTTGGTGTCAACAGAATTTTAAAAATTTGCTTGATGTCATCTTCACTTAATTCAGCACCTTGGCGATTGTAAAAAGCTTCCCTAAGGCGCTCCGGATCCTGTCCCGGACCCTTATATTTAAATCTCGGCTTTTTCTTTTGAGTTAAGGCAGGTGGTTGTGCTGGATCCTTAAATGGAATATCCTCAGCACCATCATTTGAGTATTTCTTTGTGCTAGGTGCAGGTTCTTGCGTTGAAGCATTGGAAGATTTTGGTGCACCTAATGCTGGAGTTTCGGGCTGTGTGGCTTGTTTTGGGCCGGCTAATGATTTAGGTTCTCCACTATCTTGATTTTTAGAACCCATTACCGTCTTAATTGCTGCCTTTACATCTTCCTCGTCAAAGTCAGTGAGGCGTACAACGAATCTAATTAATTCTTGTACATTAGGATTTCTATTATATTTTAGGCGGGCGGTTTTAGGATCAGCTTGTCTATTGACAATCTTATTAATCTTTAGAAACTCAATCCATTGCCTAGTTAAGGAAGTTAGGTTAGTTTCCATCGACGTCTTCATCCCCTTCGCAACCAGTCTTAATTCGTTTTACCATTCTGGTAAAACGGTTAGGATCGGCGCCGCGAATACTAGAGACAAAACGTTTCTTCAAAGCTTCGGCGTCCTCGGCTGTAAAAGCTTCATCAATTGATTCTAACAGATTAATAGCCGAAACTATAATATGTTGCGCTCTAGCTTCGATGAGATCTTCTTTACTCTTCTGAGGAACATAGGTGCTAATTTCCTCTAGTATGGATCTGCTTCTGCGATTAATGGACAAGTTATAATCTCCGTTTTCTGTATTTATCTATTAATCAAATTTAATGAGTATTTATTTTCGATTCTTTTGCATATCACGCACAAGTGCTGCACCTACCAATACATTAGGTTTACTATTAAGTTGCGTGATAGAGGTAATTTCCCCAGAGCTGGGATCGACCTTTTCATTAGATTTTACAACACTTCTCTTCTTTAATTGAGCATATATATCTTTTGTAGTTGCTATCACGGCATTGTCCTCACCTTCTTCTAGGTCAGAAATACGTAGACTCTTATTATTGAATGCTAAATCAACCTTAGATCCGACACCCGAACTGGAACGTGTCTTAATAAACTGGATTTGATATCTACCACTTTCCTTCATTGAGGCACTTGTAAAAATGCCAATTACGTTATCTGCTGTATTAATCTTAGAAATACCACCTGCAATATGGCTTGGATCATATTCAATTTCTTCATAAGACCCACGATTCAATTGTGATGCCGAAACAGTGACCATGTTTAATTCAACTGCTAAATTACGCAATTCTTCTGTTACATATTTGTCCTTCACAAACAAATTTTCTGCAGAAATTTTTGTACTCATTGGCATCATCAAATCAAGATAATCTACCAAGATGCAATCAACCTTAATTTTACTAAATATTTCATATTCCTTAATATATGCGCGAATATCGTTTGCTGTACATCCATTCTTTAGTTGCTTTATCTGAAGTTGACCTTTATTCTTTTGTTGCATTGCTCTAACTTTAATATGAACATCATCAATGCTACGCATTACTTCACGTGTTTCTATACCTAAGTGCATGGCATCAACTCGCATTGAACTTAGAGCCTCGCTTAATTCAAGTGAAAGATATACTACATTTAATCCGGCTGTTGCCCAATTTACTGCAAGGTTCTGTAAGAATAACGACTTACCTGCACCAGTTTGGCCTGCAAAAATTGTTATTTCACCCTTATTAAATCCGCCATAGAGCTTTTCATCGACGGCTTTCCATCCCGTTGATACCTGCCCTTTCCCTTCTCGAATTGCTTCGAGTCTGGCCTTCGGATTCGCATAATAATCAGTCCCGAGGTCCTTGATAAGAGCAATTTGTACCGCCGCTTTGATGGTTGCTTCAACTTCCCCATATCTTCCCTCATCCAAAAGTTCCGGTGATGCCAAAATAGCATCACGTAATGCCTTATGCCTACAAAATTTCTCAAATTCTCGCAGAAACCAATTCTCGTGGGTAGCTGCCTCGACTTCCATAATATCAATATCTTTTTTTGTCAGTGCCTTAATCTGCTGTAATGATGGAATATCCGAGAAATCTACACTATAACCTTCAATGAAAGCTACGGTATCTCTATTCTGCTTATCATCAAAATAATCCGATTTTAGAATACCTTTACAACGAACAAACAGGTCAGGCCTACTCATCATAAAACTAATGAATAGATCCTCTACATCCTTGCTATAGTCGTTAATTTCGCTTGCGTTTTCGTTCATTCTGCTGTATATCCCATGTTAATTGTATCTTTTCTTTCCCAGCTACCGCGGTAGAAATGATAGAGTGGGTGGTTAATAGCCGTCCATAGATTTCGGATGCCTTTGCAGCATCCTTTATATTCGATTCCCACTTTGGAAACGCTACAGACCAATTATTTTCAATTGCTACTTCAACTAAGTCCCAACCCTTCTTATCTCTATCAGGACACACAATCACTTGTTTCTGTAAGCGATTGATAATATCTACCTTTGCTTGTCCAATCTCGCCCAATGTACCTATACCATCTACACACCATGCATCTAGCACACCTTCATTAACTAACACATATTTACGCAACCAGCCTTGATGATTGTCTAGATTATAGACAAAGTCTGTTGGTGATTGTTGATAGTATTTAGGGATGCTCTTATCAGGCGTATCATAGCATAAACGTGCGGTAAATCCTACAATATTTTGCTTATAATAATAAGGTATGATTAATCTCTGATTCAAGTTATGTGTTCTATCGGGCGACCAGTAAAATTGATCTAAATCGTATATATGCCTATCCATGGCATAATTGACAACCTTCAGGAATTGTGGATCGGATAAACCATTCTCAAGCCATTCTGTAATTCGTAATGAATCTTTAGGTAGATCAACCGTTTTCCATTTCTGAAACAATGATTTTAGTTTGCTCTCAGCATCTACCTCATTATCTCCGTCCCTAACTTCGCTTATCTTATTCTTCTCTTTAAAGATTTCAAATTCAATCTGTTTTATAAATTCTTCGTTTACATGAATTTGACGAAGAAAGAATTTCATTGATTTTGATAATTCTTTCCCTTCTGTATATCCGGCAGAAAATCCGCAATTGAAACAATTCATTGCTATGGATTGAGGGTTAAACTGGATCCCAAAGCGATTACGTGTGTCTTTGCCGTGCCCCTGTGTATGACACAGCATGCAGTGACGTTTGTTCCAATTCTTTGGTGCTTGTTTTAATGGCCCGATGTTTAAACGGATAGCATCGGTGATTAGTTCTAGGATCATTAAGATACTATAACAGATTCTATTAAGAAAATCAAGCTATGTTCTAATGTTAGCGGTATAATTGTTTCTCGTTAGCAAACTTAGCAACATAGTTAGGATTGTAATCGCCGCGCTGAAATGCTGTTATCCCAACATTGTACGCATGTACCGCATCTTCCTTATTATTTAGATGTCTATTATATTTCGAAAGTATATCCGATGATGCTGAAATTTGTTTCTCGATATCGCCCATAAGGCCTTCTGCATCAAGACCCCAAATATTTGGACGAATTTGCGTAAGACCAACTGCCGGGTCGGTTCGTAATCCAGATACTGCCTGCGGATTGAAACTACTTTCTATTCCGATAATTGCTAATAGATCTTCAACTCTCGGAAACAGTTTCTTTTCGTGTTTTTTAGCAAGAGTCACAATCTCACTGGCTAACTCGTAATTAATATTATATTTCTTAACTACTATATCTGTAAATTTCTTTAGTTTAGGATCTAATGCTTTCTTTTCAGGTGCTGGTTGTTCTTTCTTAGTTGCTACAGGTTCAGTTGCTGGTGCGCGATTTTGCGATGGCATTGGCAGATTAGAACCGCCTATACCTGTGGCTAATGCCAATGCTCCAGCAGTCATAGCTCTCTTAACATCAATCTCATCTAATTGCTGTTCTTTTACTGGGGCAAATTCAACTAATCTCATGTTCTAACAATCAATTTTGCTAATACACCCGGATCAAGGACTTCTTGACTTGGGAAATATCTAAACTTCAGCCACATGAAATTTGCCGAAAATGTCCACGCCTGTGTGCCAGTATAACCAATAAACTCTATGTCTTGTGACATAGTTGATGGATAAATCTTAAACCAACGCTTATCGTTTAGATATGGATCTGGGGTTTCCTCAAGTGTACCCCAGCATTCCAGTACTCCGGTAAAATTCAATGTGTATGT